AGACCCTTTGTCTCTATATCTGGTGGTAATGGTATTGATGCATCCGCAGAAGTTAGACTTTCGTCTGTAACTCATAGTGTATCATTTAATGCGGAAAAGTCATCTGCACAGGTAAGTTTAGGTTCTAGTACCATTGGGTTTTCCACATATCACAAGTTTAGAGACAGTGAGGAGGTAATCTACCTAACAGATGGTCAGACGGCCGTTGAGGGTCTTTCTACTGCCGCCTCATACTACGTTGGAGTTGAAGATAGTAAGACAATTAAACTCTACGAAAATTTAAATGACTCTATTGTTGGTATCAATACTATTGGTTTAACTTTATTTGGTAACGGTGTTCATAGATTTAGGTCTTCTACTTTAAAAAGTATTGTCACATCCATAGTTGTAACGAATCCTGGTACTGGATACGAAAATAAAGAGAGAAATATTGTTGGTGTTAATACTGCAGTAAATGAGTTTACTATTGAGAATCATGGTTACTCTGAAAAAGAAATTGTAAGATACACTGCAGGCTCTTCACCAATTGAAGGTCTTGTAGAATCCAAAGATTATTATGTTGTAAGACTCAGTGACGATAAGTTTTCACTTGTAGAAGTTGGAACTGGAAACACCACTGCCGATTACTACTATGATAGAAATGTTGAAGTTGAACTCAGATCAGTTGGTTCGGGATCTTTCAACTATCAACCAATCATTGTTAGTGTCAATGGTGTAACTGGTGTTTCTACCAGATCTGATCAGGACTTTTCATGTCAGGTTCAACCAGTATTCAGAGGAAGTGTCGAATCTATTGATGTGACTAGTGGTGGTGTCGGATATGGTTCATCTGATATTATTAACTTCGATAGAAAACCAGTAGTAACACTTTTTAGTGGTTCTGGTGCAATTCTGATCCCTGTTGTTAACAATGGTCAGATCGTAGATGTTTTGGTTAATAATTCTGGAAGTGGATACAACTCTCCTCCCGATCTTGAACTTCAATCATCAACTGGTAAGAATGCAGTTCTTACTCCAGTCCTCAAGAACGGTACAATTGATTCTGTCAAAATTATCAAAGCTGGTGCAGGCTATGTTACCGATAAAACATCCATTAAGGTAACTACTGCCGGTAATGAAGTTGTGGTTGATCCAACGATTAACCAGTGGAATATCAACCTATTCGAAAGAAATCTCAATACCATTGGTGATGATGATGGTTTTCTTGATAACAATAATAATGATGACGAATTACAATACTCTTATTTGTATGCACCACGTCCATTAAGGCAGAATACTTTTGTCATTACTGGAACTGATGAAGATAATAGTAAGTATGGTACTCCAGATCTCACCCTGGTAAATGGTAATGAGGTTTCGAATACATTCCATTCACCAATTATTGGTTGGGCATATGATGGTAATCCAATCTATGGTCCATATGGTTTCAGTGAAGCTTCAGGTTCAGGTTTTGTAAGGGAGATGAAGTCTGGATATGAATTGAGGTCTAACACTTTAAACCGACCAGCTGTTTCTCAGTATTCTTTAGGTTTCTTTGTTGAAGATTATGTCTACACTGGAGTTGGAGATCTTGATGAACACAACGGTAGATTTTGTGTTACTCCAGATTATCCAAACGGTGTCTATGCATACTTCGCAACTATCAACGAATTCAATGACTCTGTTGGTCCTTTCCAAGGATTCAGAAGACCACAGTTCCCTTATCTAATTGGTGATTCGTATCATTCGGTTCCGAATAGCTTCAACTTCAGATCATCTTCCAATCAAACTGAATATGATATTGAAAGTAGTCGTTGGCTGAGAAACACATACTACTACAATCTTAATAGTGAAGAAGCTGGATATAATTATATCTTTAACTCCAATCTTATCAATAAACAAGTAATAGAAGTAACCTCAGCATCTCTGGGTGCTATAGAAGGTGTAGGTATATTGACTGGTGGTTCTAATTATAAGATCAACGATTCTGTAGTATTTGATAATTCAAATAGTGGTGGTAATGGTGCTCAAGCAAAAGTCACATCACTTGATGGCAAGACAGTTGATACGGTAAGTGTTGCGAGTACAGTATTTTATAATATTGAGTTTGCCCCATCCGGTACTGGTAACTTTATCGGATTCTCGACACAAATTCACACGTTTAGTAACGGTGATGTTGTAAATGTGCCAGAACTTTCCTCATACTTTGGTGAGTCGGATAAGTCTTATACTGTAGGTATTAGGACAGACAACTTCGTACTGACCCTTGGTGTTTCTACTGCAAATACTAATGATGTTGATTATTTGTATGTTAATGGTCTCCTTGAGTTTCCATACATTAGACCAGATGATATCTTAACAATTGACGAAGAGAAGGTCAAAGTTTTAAATATTGATAAGAAGACAGGAAGAATTAGAGTTCAAAGAGCTGTAGAAGGATCTAATGGTGTTCCACACATAAACTCTTCTATCCTCTTTGAGAATCCTAAGAAGTTTAATATCAATGTTGGTGCATTAAAAACTACTAGAGTGTTTAATGTTAATAGTGTTCTCTATATTGATCCCACGGAGTCTGTTGGACTTGGAACAGTACTGGGAACAGGTATTGGTAATACTATCACATTCTCAAACCCAGGTGTTGGTCTGACTCAGGTATTTGTTCAACCACAAAGTATCTACTATCCCAATCATAATTTGAAATTGAATGATTCATTACTCTACTCTTCAAATGGTGGAACAAGTCTTCAAGTTTGGAATGGAACTTCTGCTGGATATGTAGACCTCACATCATATCAAAATCTTTATGCAGTCCCACTTTCTAAGGATAGTGTCGGTATTAGTTCTAACAAGGTAGGACTTGGTTCTACCGGAACATATGTTGGAGTAAACACTTCAACATCTCTTCTTTACTTTACTAGTGTTGGGACTGGTAACACTCATAAGTTTACCACAGATCTTACTAATGTAGTTAGTGCAGAGGTCTCCAAACATACTGTAACTGTTTCCACTGCATCTACTCATGGGTTGGTGAGAGGAGATTTGGTTAATGTCGAAATTAAACCAAATTCAAAAGATACAGTAATTGTCAAGTATGATGACTATAACAGAAGAATTGTATTTGATCCAAGATCATTTACTGCTGGTGATGTTAATATTGTAAGAAACTTTATCACCTTCTCCGATAAGTTCTTTAAACTTGGAGACAAAGTCATTCACACTTCATCATCACCTTCTGGTGGTCTTGAAGATAACACAATCTACTATGTAGTTCCTTTTGACGACACTAGGGTAAGACTAGTAAGAGAAAAATATGAGGTCAATTTAGAGAATCCAAACTTCGTCGATATTACTAGTGCCTCTACTGGAACACTCTCTAAGATTAATCCACAGGTTCAAACCAAGAAAAATAATACACTTACGTTCGACCTTTCTGATAGTTCATTATCATTTATTAGTGGTGGAACCAAATACTCTGCCTTTGATATGAATCTATTCTCTGATAGAGAGTATTCAAACATCTTCTTTACTACAGGTAAGACAAATAGTTTCGAAGTTGTCAAGAGTGGGAGACCTGGTATTGATACAACAGCAACTCTCAAGTTGAATGTTCGTGATTCTGTCCCAACACAACTCTACTACAAGTTTGATGTAAACTTCTTGAATATTGTTCCGTCAATCAAATCGGATATTATTATTGATGAAGACGTAAGTTCATATAACGGTATTGAAGTTGTTAAGTCACTATACGACGGTAATTATAATATTGTTGGTGTAGGAACAATTACATTTCAATATATTGTTAATGATGTACCAGACGTTTCTCTATACAATTCTTCGAATTCGATTTGTAAGTACACCACAAATTCTAAAAGTGCACTTGGTCCTATTGCAAAAATTGATATCAGTGACAGTGGTTCTGGATATAAAGAGTTACCGGGTATTACTTCAATAAGAAGTGGTATTGGCAGTAATGCAATAATTACACTAACCAGTGAAAGTATTGGTAAAGTTCTTTCTACCAAATTTGAGGATATTGGATTTAATTATCCCACTGACCAAACACTCAAAGTTGTTACAAATGTTCCAGAGATTCTGGAAGTAGAAGCACTACAGTCATTTGATAGTATTGGTATCACTTCTTCTGGTAAAAACTATCTGGTAAATCCAGAATTAGTTATTCTTGATGGATTTACTGGTGAAGTTGTTGAGGATGTAGATATCAGATATACTCTTGGTGATACTGAAGTCGAGATTCTTAAAAATACTAATGGTCTTTATAGCAACATTCCAACGATCATCCCAATCAAAAACTCTAACGGTGTAGGTATTTCTTCAGTTGTCTATACAGAAGCTACTAAAAATGTCAGAGTATTTTTGAGTGCTCAGTTTAGTGAACCACAAAACTTTAGATACAGAACCGGAGAAAAGGTTCTGATTGAAGGTATCTCCGGTGCTGTCGGTTCTGTAGATAGAGGGTACAATTCCGAAAACTACAACTATGCATTGTTTGAAATAACTGGATTTGATTCTCAAATTGGTGGTTCTGGCGCATACTTCGACTACAATCTTAATGGATACCTAGGATCTGGTGAGAGCCCAGGTATAATGGATCCTACAAGATCTGCAGCTAGAGCAATTCCTGAAAGTGACTTCCCAGTATTTGACATCACATTAAAACCAAATCAATTCAATATTAATGAAGTTGTAACTTCTGGCAGTAAGAAAGGTATTGTTGAAAGATGGAACCCCACTAACAGAAGGTTGGTTGTATCCACTCCTAACGAATTTGAATTGGGTTCTAGGATTATTGGAGAATCTTCTGGAACAATAGTTGTTGTTCAGAGTAAACTTGACTTTAATTCAACTGTTTCGACAGGTGCAGGGACGACATTTATTAATGGTTGGAAAACAAACTCTGGATTCTTGAATGATAATCTTCAGAGAATTCCGAATAATGAATATTATCAGAATCTTTCATATTCACTTAAATCTCGTGTTGCCCTTGATAAATGGGATGATGCAGTCAGTAGTCTTGGTCACGTTGCGGGTCTTGCAAAGTTCGCCGATCTAAGAGTAGAATCTATAGAACAATCCCCAGGTGGTATTATTGTATCTCCGGCACAATCTGATGTTGAAGTTGTCATTGATATCATCAGTGAGTCAAGTATTCATTGTTGGCAGGATTTTGATAATGTATCAGAAAATACACTTTATATTGACAGTAAACTGATTTCTGATCAAATTATTTTTGATAATAAAATTCTTATAGATTATAATGAATCTATTGGTAATAGGGCTCTGAGTATTGATGATTTTAGCGATACTTTCAACAGTGTTACAAGATCTGAGAAGTACTCTGACGTAGCAGATTATCCTAAAAATTATACCTACAATAAAATTCTCGTATATTGTAGAGATCAGGTTCTGACTAACAAGAGACAAGTTCAATTTGTATCTGTTCTTCACAATAATAATAATAGCAATAGTATTAATCCTACATCGTATATTTCAGAATATGCCAACCTTGATTCTGAAAATAATCTGGGTTCATTTGACTTTCTTATGGGTGGTCAGGATCAGTCTGATTCTGATCAGGATCAGTGGTCACTAAGATTCTATCCAATTAAGTTTGCATACAATTCTTACGATATCAATACATTATCATTCAGTATTCTTAATAATATTAGTGGTATAGGTACAACTTCATTCGGTGATATTGTTCAAGTTGATAGTACTAATGTCAATGTTTCTGCTAGTACAACTACAACAATTGCTTCAATTCCAAATACTTACAGATCCGCTAAGTTACTTGTACAAATTAATGATCCCAGTGATAACTACTCTGTAGATGAACTGAATCTGGTTCATGATGGAACTGATGTATATTTCTTGGAGTACGGTAACATTTCTACCAACATAACTGGATTTGGTACTTTTAATGCTTATGTTGATGGAACTAATATTGATGTTGATTTCATCCCAAGTGTTGGGGTTGGACTTACTGTTAATACCTCTATTATTGCCACCTCTGATAATACTGGTGTTGCCGGAACAGTTTATCTTAACAGTGCAAAACTGGATACCAAATTTACTTCAATCCCTTCGGACCCCAATCCAGGTGCAAATACAATTGCCATTTATTCTGGAGCAGTAGAAGCTGGTTATCATATTGTTACTGTTGAAGATACTACTAATAATGAATATGAATCATTCGAAGTTGTCACACTTCGATCTGTTACTACTCCATCTGAGTTTGTTGAATACGCAAACGTTAGGAGTGGTGGTTCTCTAGGTCAAGTTGGTATTGATACGAGTGGTGATAATAGACTTAATCTCATGTATACAGCTAATCCAAATATCAATGTTCAGGTAAGAGTATTCACTATTGGAATGGAACCTGCTACTGATAATGATAGGCCAGATCTTATCAATTTGAATAATTTGCGTATTAAGGGTGATGAAGGAACTTACATAGGAACTTTGTTTGATCTTGTAACAGCATTTGATCTGAAGCATAAGGGTGATCGAATCTTTTCACGAACATTTGATGGTAGTGATCCTGGTATTGTTTCAACAACAAATAATAGTATATCCATTCCAAATCACTTCTTTGTAACTGGTGAGGAGGTTGTTTATAATTCTCCTGGTGCCGGAACGACTGCAGCAATTGGTATTGCTGCAACAATAGTTCCTGGTATTGGTCTTACTGATAAATTACCAACATCTTTATATGTTGTTAGTCCAAATAATAAAGATCTTAAGTTTGCTACTACTAGTGAA